TGTGTCTTTATCCCCGAGGGATTTTGGGGTGTTTGAAGCACCATTATTTGAGAGGAAACAAACCGGATGAAACCAGATAATCAAAGAGTTTTACCTGCTTTATTAAGATCAGTTGATTTTGCACAAGAATCAGGTTGGATTACAGATGCCGATCTCGCAGGCCAGGCTTTAATGTTTACCTATGCCGGATTAATCGATTCAAGTGATCCAAATAATCCAATGTTAGTTAAATGGGGGGCTGAACTTACAAAGTTGATGGACAAATATGGCCTCACATTGTTTGGTCGTAATGAAACACCACAAGTACTTGAGGGAGGTTCACCAATTGACAAAATCATTGCTGATAGGAAGTCCAACACCGAGAATCTCGACCACACCAACAACAAACCAAACTAAAGGTCATGAAGTAATTGAATTAGCAAATCAAATGGGCATGCCATTAATGCCTTGGCAAGAATATGTGCTGCTAGATGGTTGCAAAATTAAAGACAATGGTGAATTTGTAAGCAAGACAAACTTGCTCGTTATTTCACGCCAAAATGGAAAAACGACACTTATGAAGTTTCGCATACTTGCCGGATTATTTTTGTGGGATGAAAAATTGCAAATCGCTACGGCGCAAAATCGTGATGTCGCCCTCGAATGTTTCAAATCTGTGGTCGAAATGATTGATGGACATTCTTGGTTATCTTCAAAAGTAAAAGCAATTACTAGAGCAAACGGCCAAGAACAAATTGAATTAAAAAATGGATGCAGATACAAGATCATAGCCCCGACACCTGGTGCTGCGCGTGGACTCAGCGCAAATACTGTTTATCTTGACGAAGCACGCATGCATAAATCAACTGATTCATTTGCCGCCCTTGCTTACACAATGCAAGCAGCCAAATCACCAAGCCTTTGGGCATTCTCGAACGCAGGTGATATTACTTCAGTCCTTTTGAATCAAATGAGAGCCAGAGCAATGCACAAAATTGAAAACAACACAGAAGATGACATTGCCTACTGGGAATGGTCAGCAGAACCAGGATTAAAACTTGCAGATCGCAAAGGATGGGTTCAAGCCAACCCTGCACTTGGTCACACCATTACAGAAGAAACTTTGCAATCAAGAATGAACGATAATCCAAACATCATTGCCACTGAAATGCTTTGTCAATGGGTGGACACAATCCAATCACCTTGGAGTGCTGGCGATTGGAATGCATGCCAACAAAATGGCCTTAAACTTGCGCCAGGAAAACCAACTTGGATTGGTGTTGAAATCGCACCAGACAGAACAGGTTTTGCAATAGTTGGATCACAAATCATGGATGACAAATCAATTGCAGTTGGCCTAATGGATTTACAAAATCAAGAAAATGCCATTGATGATCTTAAAATTGCAAGCCATGTTGCCGAATGGGCAAAAAAATACAACGCTGAAGCAATCATCTTAAACAAATTCAGTGGTGACAGTGTTGCAGCCAAACTTCGCATGGGATCAATAAATTCTGAAATCATAACTGGTGCAAAGTACTACCAAGCATGTGATGAAACCCTTGGTGCAATGGCAGGAAACAGAATTACTCATGGTGGACAACCGGAACTAACAGCATCAGTCAATGCTTGCATAAAGAAAACAACCGAAGCCGGATCATGGTATGTGTCAAGGCGAAAGAATGCCACAGCAGCAATTGCAATGATGCTGGCAATACATAAAGCAACTGAAAGACAAGACTCCGGACAATTTGATATTTTGGTGTCATAAATTAACACGCCCAACAGTCGGACAGTGTATGATATAAGTAACTTCTATGAGATAATTGCGAGACTATGGGTTTATACACAAAATACATTCAGCCACAACTTAAAGCAGCAATTGCACCTTATGTATTCCCGGACAAACCACTTTCATTATTTTCACCAGGTTTTGATGGTGTCACATCAACATTTGTTACAAGACGAGAAGCCCTAAGTGTTCCAGCATGTGCAAGAGGCCGAAACATTATTGTCGGTACTGCCTCAAGTTTAGAATTACATGTTAAAAGAAAATTTGACAAAACAAGAGTTGAACCAACTCCAACAATAATTTCACAGCCAGACAAAAATATGCCAACAGCAGTTGTTTATGGCATGACAGCAGAAAATTTGTTGTTTCATGGTGTTGCATATTGGCAAATTAAAGAACTTGATCCAGCAACAGGCAGACCATCACAAATTAGATGGATTGATGCACCAAGAGTTTCACAAGTACTTGATTCAACCGGTGAATTAGTAATCGGCTACCAACTAGAAGCACAAAGACTTCCAGACAATGGTGTCGGATCATTGATTCAATTTACTGGCATTGATCCAGATGGTGTTTTGAATCGTGGTGGCAGAACATTAAGAACAGCAGCAGCACTTGAAAGAGCAGTGTTCAATTATGCTGAAACACCAACACCAAGTGTTGTATTAAAAGCAAATGTACCAATGGATGCAAACAAAGCAACAGCAATCTTAAACGCTTGGAAACAAGCAAGACAAACAAAAGGCACAGCATTTTTAAGTGACAATGTTGATATGCAATCAGTTGGATTCAATGCAGCCGATCTACAACTTACAGAAGCACGCGAATACCTTGCAAAAGAAATTGCCAGATTGATGAACATTCCTGCATATTATCTTGATGCATCAACAAACACAATGACATACTCAAATGTTACAGCCGAACGCAGAGCACTTTTAGATTTCTCACTTCGACCATTGCTAACAGCAATTGAACAAAGACTGTCAATGGATGACATAACAGTTTCAACACAATATGTTGAATATGACTTGGATGACTTCCTAAGAGGTAATCCATTAGAAAGAGCAGATGTGTACTCCAAATTAATTCCTCTCGGAGTACTTACAGTAGATGAGGCAAGAATGGAAGAAGATTTGGTGAGATAATGGAAATTAAATTTACAAGCGACATATTAACAGCAAACACATCCAAAAGAGAAATCACAGGAATCATAGTTCCTTTTGGTCGCCCTGGATTCACAAACATGGGAACTGTCGTATTTGAACAAGGATCATTGCAATTAGGTAATGACATTAAATTGTTTGAAGATCATGACATGAACAAAGTGCGTGGCAGAATGATAAGTCATGAAATCACACCTGTGGGAATTGTAGGAAAATTCAAAGTTGCACGCACATCAGCAGGTGACGATATTTTGGCACTTGCACAAGATGGATTAAAATCCGGATTATCAATCGGTGCATCAATTGAACAATACGAAAACAAAGAAGATGAAGTTTATGTGACAGCAGCAAAAATTCTTGAAGTATCAGTTGTTGATACTCCAGCATTTGCTGAAGCACAAATTACAGATGTCGCTGCTCAAAAAGCAGACGAAACAGAAGTCACTGCAATCAGCGCAAGTGATGAACAAACAAACCAAACCGAAAGTGAGGTCACTTCCATGGCAAATCCAGAAGAAGTAACTCCAGTGGTCGAAACTGCGCCAGAAGTTGCAGTTGAAGCCTCAAAAGCAGTACAAGCACCAGTTGCTTATGCAAAACCACGCGTGAACACAAATGTTACTGCTGGTGAATATGCAAAAGCACAATTCAATGCATTAAGAGGAAACTCAGATGCACGCGATCTAGTTGCAGCAATTGATGCAGCAACAACAACCGAAAACATCGGAGTTGTACCACCAACATACCTACGCGATTTGATCGGCATCATTGATAACTCAATGCCATTTGCTGATTCATTAGAGCAAGGTGTATTACCTGCAAGTGGAATGAAATTCTACCGACCAGTTATTGGAACACAAGCAACCACAGCAGTTACAGCAGAAGCAGTTGAATTTGATTCAACAGACACAACAATTACTTCAAAAGAAATTGATGTTGTTAAAATTGCTGGCGCAAACAAAGTATCAGTTGAACTTCTTGACAGAAGCGACCCTGCATACCTAGATGTGTTATTGCGTGAACTTGCAGCATCATGGGCTCAAAAAGCAGATGCTTATGCATTCTCAATTGCTTTAGCAGCACCAGGAACTTCAACTGGTGGAACATTATACGCAGCAATTGCTGATGGTATTGCAGATTCATATGCAGTACTTCGCAAAACTCCTAACAGATTCCTTGCAGACACAGGAAACTTTGCAGAGTTACTTGCAGCAGTAGATGGTTCACAAAGACCATTATTCGCAGCAGCAGCACCACAAAACGCAGCAGGTCTAATGACTCAAGGTTCAACAGCAGGAACAATCGCAGGATTGGGATTAGTTGTTGATCCAAACTTTGACACCGGAACAGGCGTTAAAGGCGTTGTTTATTCATCTGATGCAGCAACAATGTACAAATCAAGTGCATTCCAATTGCGCACCAATCAAGTCTCGACTGGTGAAGTTGAGATCGGAATATACGGATATGTCGCCACATGTGCGAAGTATCCAACTGCATTCCGTAATTTGACTGTTGCTTAATTAGCGACCAAAGAGTTGCCTGGCAGGTTAGACCCCTGTCCTGCCAGGTAACACCACACACGAAAGGTAAGACATGGCATCAATAATCACACCAGCAGAATTACGATCTGCACTGAACAATGTGAGTTCAAGTTTATACAGTGATGCCGTATTAACAGAAATTATTGACACAGCCGAATCCGTTGTTGGCAATCTTTTAGTCAAATGGAACGCACCAATCGACAAACACAAACACGAAACATCAACCATCACAACTTTGCACACAACTAAACCACACAAATTTTACAAAGGCCAAACAATTGCAATTGAAGGCATTCAAGCCCATGTTAATGGCAGCAAAACAGTATTAGAAGTTGTTGATGAATTTACTTTTACAGTTACAACAACAGCAGTTCCGGTACATAGTGATTATTACAATGTGATACCTAATGGCCTTGCAGCAGCAAACGATTTATCACAATACGCAGATGTTGCACCAGTTGAATCAGCAGTGCTAACAGTTTCATTAGATGTATTCAAAGCACGCACATCAGCCGGATCAGTTCAACAGGGACTTGATTTTGTCCCACAACCTTACATATTAGGCCGTACTATCCAAAACAGAATTATTGGAATGCTTGGCGCATACATTGATGTTGAGGCCTTAATCGGATGACATTAGCAACACTACGCGCAAACCTTAAAACAGCCATCACATCAAACAGCATATATTCAGTTGTTGACTTTGGTGCAGAATTTGTCACAACCCCAAGCATTATGATTTTGTCATCTGATCCATGGCTTGAACCAGTAACACTTGGAAACAACAAAGCCTGGCGTGTCAGATATACATTAGAATTAGTTGCAGCACCAAACACAAACCCTGGTGCATTAGTACAACTAGAAACAATGGTTGCCACAGTGTTGCCATTGATTCCACAATCTTGGCAGATACTATCAGTTTCGAGCCCAAGGATACGTCAAGCGAATACCAACGATGTGTATTCGGTTGAAGTGTCAATTACTACAATCTACAATCCATAAGAAAGGATAAACAAAAGTGCCAACATCAGTATTAACAGGCAGACAAGTTGCCTGCACCTACAAATCAGTTAACTATGATGACCAAATCACAAGTGCAACTGTTACATTAGACGATCCAAACGGGCAAGTTCAAACCTTGAATGGATTAGTTGATTATGTAATTGACAAAGAAGTTGGAACAGTAACTCTTGAAATTCTCCAAGACTGGGGCGTTGCAAGTGGATTCTGTGACACGCTTTGGACAGATGCAGACACAAACCCAACAACAACACAAGCAATGACTTTGACAATTAACAGCAAAGTTATGACCTTGACTGTATTACCTAAGCGCCCTGATTTTGGTGGCGCTGCACCGGATGCATTAACTGTTTCAGTTTCAATGCCAATCCGATCAGTATCAATAGCGTAACTATCGAACAGGGGTCACCTAATGTTTAAGATACAAATAGAATGGA